TGCATCACATTCTGGGCAATTCTCTAGTTTGGTTACATCTGGGTTCATCGTTGATACAAATAGCCACCGAAAGGATCACAATTACCATAACACAATTCCCGAGAATTGTCATCCATAAGATTGTAACGGACACCCTTAGCTGGTGCGTTCCAGGATGCAGACTTCAGAACATCTCCAGTGGATTTGTTAATGAAACAATGCACCGAGCGACTGATACCATCCTTGCGAATCAGTTTGTAATACTTACGGCCTGACTCCAGATAGAACTCAACATCCACACCATTCTCTTTAATTTCTTCGATTTTGTTGATGTGATAATCTACATCATCACCCTTAGCTGCTGCATTTTCATGCAGTCGCAGAGTCCAACTTTTCATGGACATGTAGAGTGCGTCACACAACATGACACTATAGTGTTCAACTTTGTTCATGATCACAAAAGGTGAGAGATTAGGGATTCAAGTGCATCAACAGGTTGTCCTGTTCTCTTCAACATGTAGTAACCTTGCAACATGCGTTTGTCACTACCTTTCTTGGGTATTTTACCCTTTGGTGGTGGTAACGGATCACCCATCTTTCTGGGTTTTCCAGGTTTCCGTTTCCACCACTTTTTCTCTTCCTCTAATTCAACGGGAAGAGTTACACTCCAACTTCTAACTTTATGTGTGAAGTGCATTGTTCTCAGAGAGAAACTTTATCAGTTTCAGGATCAAATGTTACCTCAGTGATAACATCAAACTCATCAGTCATTTTCACATAATTCCATTCACCTTCATCCTCACCTTCTTGGTAACAATGAATGAAACCTTCTGCGTCTTGTTTGACAAAACAACCATCATAGTTGTCTTCATCAAACACATAACCAGATGCAATCAATGCGTCAACGAAAGTCATGGGAGTTGTGTGTTTCTCTCAACATAGCTAAGATACATCGTATCAGCGCCCAGTGGGGGGATTAGTGTGCGGTTTGCGGATTGTCACAAGGGGGCTGGGTTTGGGGACGATCATACCAGCCCCCAGTGAGTCCCGATTCTGTCTCAGTGAGATCCCTGTTGTGGCAAGGGGTTTGAGTTTGAGCAAACTTTGATTTTTCTGCAATTTTACCCCAGTAGGGGATTGGTTCATCCGTTGCAATTAGAATCATCAAAAAATGAATTGTTGTAACTAACCGATCACCCGATAACAGACAACTGCGTTACCTTTGGATGGAGGAGCAATCTTCCTGAAAGCTCCATACGAAAGATCAATGTCTGCGTGGCTGTATGGCCCACGATCATTGACTCTTACAATCACCTGTTTCATGTTATCTTGATTGGTGATTCTCAGTTTCGTGCCGAAAGGCAAATAAGGGTGAGCTGCAGTAAGATTATGAGCATGAAACCTAGTCCCGTTAGCCGTGAGTTTTCCATGAAAGCCATCTCCGATTCCATAGTATGTAGCAATGCCACACATCAAACCAGCTAAAATCATAATCAATCTTTCTTCTGCATCTCCTCAATGTCATTCAACATTTCATCCAGACGCTTAGCACTTCGGGCATTCAGAATAATGTCAGTGACACAATAGCCAAAGGCGAACCATGCGGCGACAATAGTGAGAATAGAAAACATAATTAACCTCCTACAGTTTGTAAAGTAATAACATCTAAAGTTGTCTGAGTGAGAGCAAGATCCTCAGGTTCATCTGCCTCACCCAAATAAGCACTGAGCAGATCATAGATCAAACTCATTTGCTCATTGGTGAACAGGTATGGGCGAAGAATAGAAACGTTCATCAATTATCTCCAAAGTTGTTGACCATGAAATCTTCAAGCTCTTCAAACTTACTATCACTCATTGTCGTAACATAATCTTCAATAATGTTCTCTAGAAGATCCGTATCTTCTAAACATTTTTCAAGCAAAAAGTCAACGAGTTCGTATTTATCAGTCATTTCAGAACATGAATAAAGTCAAGAGAAAATACACACCAACCAGTGTAATCTGTCACTTCTTCAACTAGAACATCAGCGATGGCTTCATCATCATCTTCATCATCAACTTCCACCTCAAAGACATTACCAACAACAGAATCAATCACCTGTTGTTGTTCTTCAGGAGTGAAGTCAAGATCATCAAAATCAAATGAAGCTTCAGTAACTTGGAGAGTCAGAGTTCTCATGATCAGTAGTTAGAAACGGTGGTGAAAATGATACCAGTTTCGTTGTAGCGAAGGTCTACATCGCACTGGTATTCTTCGCTCAAATCGTATGCGAGATCATAAGCTTTGTCCATGTCAGTGGTAGTGTTCTCCCAAGGAGCTCCGTAGCACTTAACATCAATTCGCATGGGGTGGATTCCTCTCAACATGGCCAAGATACCTGATCTGAGCCCCCAGTGGCGGATCTGGTGTCCAGTCCACCAACTGGCACACTAGATCATTTGCTGCTCCGAGAACCACCGAATAACATACCAATGAGCAACACAATCACAACATTTTGCCAGAATGCCAGAGTCACTCCGAACCAACCCAGAACAATACCGAGCAACCAGGCTTGGAAGGCAATGATACCACCAGCTAGAAGAATGATCAAAAGAACAAGAGCAATCAGTTGTTTTGCAGTCAGATCAAACTTAGTGTAACGTTTTGCCATGATAGTGTGTTTAGTTAAGGACGTTCATTTGACGGAGTTCTTCATCAATTAGATCAAAGATTTCCGTATAGATGTGATCGTATTGATCCAGGCTTTCAATCACTTGATTAGCAACTTCCTCAGTTACTTCAACCTCATCGGGATAATCTAGGACATCTTCTTTCGTATAGATCCATGCAGCGACAGGGGCAGTTTCACCTTGCTGTTGAATCATGCGATCAATAGCTTGACGAAGTTCAGAGAGAGTACGGGTCATTTAAGTTTGAGTTTCAGGTGTTGGAGAGCTTGTTTGCGGGCTTTAACTTTACCCTTACACATTCCCTTGGTTTGTTTATTCTTACCAGAGTTATGTTGCCAGTTCGGTGTCATAATTAACCTCCAAACAATTCATCAAAAAGATCATCCATCTCAAGCATTTCGTTCTGACGATCAATTACATTTCGCATTTCAACATAATACTGTTGTTGCATTTTCAGTTTGAGCAACTGATCACCAATCTTATGTAGTTTGTTGTTAATCTCAACGCGATCCATTCCGTTCACAGTGGTAACCGTGATCGGCATACCTTGTGACATCGTGGTGCGTTCTGCGATTGTGTGGGTCATGGGGAAACCTCTCAACATGGCTACAATACACTGCCTGGCGACCTCTGGCAAGGGACTAGGCCGGTTCCGGAACTGGCACAGTGATCCTAAAGTTTTGCGACTTGTTCCATAATGTCTTCAACATCAGCCTCATCACAATAACCGATCACACCATCAGCGATAGGAGTATCATAACAAGGCTTTCCACCTTTGGTTACAGCGACTTCATACAGCCCTTCAAGAGAACCATAAGAACCCTGCACAACTTCACCATTCAAAAGTGTAATGTTGAATCGCAAAACACTGACACCATATCCATTATCAAACTCATGTTTGGCATGAATACCATGCTCAAATCGGTGAGGATTAAACTCAAGATCAGAAAACTTCATTGTTTCAGCTCCAGGATTTTTTGAGAGTAAAGTTTGCATAAGAAAACTGACGACGATTCACCAGTTTGAAAGTACCAAACTTGTTGGTCATTACATAACCTTCATGATCGCACTTTTCATCACCAATGTAACATTGAACATTCTCAACGGAGGTGATACCTTCCATGAGAAGCTCTTTGATCTCAATGATGAGTTTGTAGAGAATCATCAGGTTGTTGTCCATACCCGACTCTGCAATGTCGCGTTGTTCGCGGATGCACTTGTTCACAGCTACTTTGAGTTCTTGTCCTTCTTTTTGCGAAGGGAACTTAACAAAATTGATAGCCACACTTGCAAGACCAAGAAGGAGATCAATTCGACGACGACGGGAGGTAAAGTGTGCATCAGTTTTCAGGAACTTAACATTAGGAGATTGCAGTTCCTCATCAACACCGAACGATGCAACTGCGTCTTTCAGATGAGTAGAACTGGTGTAGGAAGTGTGTGCAGCAATGATCACATTCTCTTCCACAAGACGACTGAAGTTGTATTCAATCGTGTTAGGCTTGTAGAAGTCATTACCACCGAAACCGATGAAATCACCCTGCACAATACCTTTGATGCGAGGGAGATTGTCGAAACAAACATGCAGAATCGACGCAACATTCCCATCATGATTGACAGAAATGTCGTAGTGAGAATAATTGATCTTGATCTTTTTCTTGTTGAATACACTTTTCGTACCAACAAAAAATCTACCCGTGAAAGGACAAGTACCCCACACGATTGCAGGAGCACCATCATACTTTACAGACAGTTTGCTGTTGCGTTCCCGCAGGAATCGCAGGACATTCTTTGCACCATCCCGACCATCGTTCAGGATCGCGTCTTCGGGATGTTCTAGGTGAGTGTTCTTCATGTGGCCATAATACATGAAAAAAGGGCCCTGTAAAGGCCCTCTGTACCAGTTCGCAAACTGTCACACGAACTCAGCGATGTAGTAACCAATCGTTACATTGTATTGTTGTGCTTTTTGTTCCCATTCTTGCCATTCTTCATCATCAGCAAGGCACTCAATCAAAATTAGTTGGTCTTCAGTCATCTTTACACATCCGATCTAAACCCAGGTTCAATTCCATTGATATTAACATATGGACAAAACTTTTCCAAAACTACATCGCAGTCCCATTTAAGTTCTTCGTTGGATGAATCGAAATGTTCTTTATAGTATTGAACTGATCTATAAATCAATTCTCGTTCTTTATACGTTAGGAAGTCCATCAGGTTGTAAAACTATCAACAACACGAGAAGGTTCTTCATCCACAAGAGCAAACTTATGTGCATTTACTACACGTTCCATGATGCGAGAATCATGAGCATTTTCATACTCATCACGCCATTCTAGAAGAACATCGTGGCACTCATTGTCATTCTCTGCGATGACACTTACGACGCCACCGTATTCAGAAGAAGGAAACGGAACCCAATAATCAACGAGATAGAGATACTTCATTTTCAGTGTTAAACTACTCCTTTAGTGTAAATGTTTTGTTTGGATTTGTCAAGGTCAGAGGCAGTATTTTTTGAGGATGCGAAGAACCTCTCTAGGATTGTCTTGAATCGCAAAGGCTTCTTTCTCAATGTCTTTTCTGAATCCAAGAGGTCGAATGTAACCATCTTTGAATCTGCATACTTGTGCTACATGAACTGCCTCATGTGCAATGGTGCGATTAACTTCACCTTGCCAATCTTCATAGTTTTTTTCAATAACACTTGGACAAATTACAAACTCATTTTTTCTCGATTGATTCATGTGATTTCTTGTCGTAATCACATAGCCATCATACTTTTGAGTTTTGCAAACCTTGTGATTGTTTACAAATACTACGAAGTTAGCTTGTCGGATTGCATCGAGAATGTCCTGATGAGTTGGAGTAACGTAATCCATCACCAGCCTCTATCACTGAGGAAACAAGCCAGTTTCCATCCCAACCAACCAATGCCCCCACCAACCAACATGGCACCAATTCCAGTCGGAAGGGTGAACAATCCAAAGAGAATTGCAATAGCAGCAATGAAGAAAGATCCAGCACCAATCAGAGTGCTGAAACTATCAACACCTCCACTCGAATCATTATTAGATGATTCAGAACTATAAGATTGTTGTTGTTCAGGTTCTTCTTTTTTCTCAAATACAGGAGAAGTAGAAATAAACCTAAACCCATCAATGTGTGCATACATTGATTCAACTTGTTCCTGAGCCTGCATAGGACCAAGTGCATCAACAGTCGTGGATTGGATACCCTGACGAGGAGAGCTCCAGGCAACTTTGAACTTCATGATTTAGGGATTAAAGTGAATACGGTGATAAGAAATGAACAGATAATTTTCGGGATCTTTTTCATCTATGACCATTTCATCATAGAGAGACATTGCATCTTTGTCCCTACCTTCCATTGCAAGATCGGAACACCTAGATTCATGATAATTCTCAAGATCGCGGATAAGTTGTTTGTGTTTGCGACTCATTCAAATGCAGCCTCAAGTGGGTTGACTTTAAGTGGCATAGCAGTATAGGGTGTAGTGTGTTGAATGTCAACTACACTTCCCACTGTCTTACTATTAACTGGGGCATGAAATTGCCTTGTCTTTGTATTGTAAAAGCCCCAGATGGTTTTGACTGGTTTCCCGAGGTTGTAATCATACTGTTTGTGATGACGCAACCAGATAGCAGTAACATTACGCTTAAAATCCTTTTCTTGTTCGTAAGAATAACCATCTGGAGCTTTGTGGAATAATTCAACTGTCACTTCTCAATCTTCCAGTGTTCGTTACCTTTCTTCGGAACCCAGAAACAGTACATTTTGTTCATGGAAACGAGAAAGAAATGTTCAACACCATCAATCACTTTCTCCTGTTCAACAGTACAGGTGTGAAAGTTATCCATGATGTTAGCAAAGCGATTCTTAGCTTTACTGGACAGGGGAATAACGGAAACCCGTTTTGTTTTAGTAGTCATAATGATCTCTAACAAAGCTAAGATAGTGCATCCATGAGCGGATTCGGGTGAAGGGTGTGCGGTTTCTTGACTGGCACACTCTTGGATTTGGGTTTTGTGGTGGAACCCTTGGTGGCCTTGGGTTTTGACCCCTGAGAACCCTTGCGGCCACTAGACGGTTTCGCCTTTTTTTGCGATTTCTGGCTCACAGGTGTCTTACTACCTGTCTTGCGAACCCGATGCGAGTTTTTTAATTGTTCAAGCCGAATCTCTGCAAGCTGTCGAGTATCAACTACTTCAATCTGTTGACCCTCTGCGATAATCATGTACTGATTTCCAAAGGGAATAGCAGCAAACTGGAAGTCGGGTGTGGTGAATCCTGTGGGCCCATTATCAGGGTCTAGGATACTTGTGTTTGGAAAGTTCATGCGACTAGATACCTCTTTTCATATTCTAACAGATCTTCAGGAATGTCAAGGATGTTGGTGTCAACGGGATAAGAATGTTTCCACCTTACTTTACCCTCTTCTCTCTGATACAATTTGATACCGAGATGATTGTATTTGAGATTGGTAGGTACAAGAACCTTGTAATCTTCCTTATCGGGTGCAGTGAGAAAAGAGAGGTTCTCGTTCTCCTTTTTAGTCACACAGATTTGTTGTGTGCAGACCAGAAAGATCTCCTTGAACGCCTCATAATCCTCCAGATACTTGTCTGGATTCTCTGCAATCATCCTACCCACAAATTGGGGGGAGTGATAGTGATCCCAAGTGTTTAGCCTGTATTTCTTTGTGAGTTGGTTCTCCAAAGCCTGTTCACTAATCAACCCCAACGGGTTAGGATTGCCTGCATCAAATACCCCGTAGTAAAAGTCACGGGAGATCTTTCGTTTGTCATCAAATGATCGGTTCCAGTTGTGAATGTTCCCCCTCATGTTGTTGAAGGTTCCTTCAGCGTAAACTTCCCACTTTTCCATAATGTTAGTTTGAATTAGTTTGTGGATGCGTAATACCTTTGTTTGCGATCTTCATCAACAAGTTTAATAAAATCTTCTATGTCATAGAAAGATCCGTTATACCGAACCTTTGTAACTCTTTGAGCTTTCTCAGTGTCATACAGTTTGTTGACATAGAATATTGACCTAGCCATTGTCCTTTTGTTTCCGGATTCAATGTTCGTTGGTCTCTTGTGTAGGGTGATTTCTTGATCCATGAAAACAACCTGGCCATCATTCCAATCCTGAGTATAAACATACTTGTCTTGGAAAACAACCTTTTTAATCTCATCCATCACCCTATCACTTTCTTCTCTTGACATACCAACAAAACCATCAAAAGAACAGTTGGGAATCTTCATTCCAGGTAATCCGGATGCGGTCTCAGTATAGAGGGAAGTTTCCATTCCGTCAAGAGGGACCATATTGTAACGTAACAGATCTGCCTGAATGTCATTCAGGACAGGGGCCATTACATTGTCAAACCACTTATTCTTTACCACCAATTCTTTGACCATGCTCTGCATGTCTGAACTGAGAGATTCATAGGCATCGTGAGTACATAGGAATTGAGTTTGGCTATTTTCAGTATCACTTACACTCTTAAGTCCGATTACTCGTTGACCATCTTCTAGAGCACACTGATCACAATGCCAGTTCAATTCTCCATTTTGGAACATACCCGCAGGGCGACCTTTTTCTTCTTGTTTGTAACTGACGTATGCAACTGCTTGACTTAAATGGTTTCCAGCTGCATTACTAATGTATCCCAGGTTAGCAAGGATTTCTCTCCAATGTCTGCCTGTAAGTTTCTTATCGCAGATGTATTCATGAGTAAAAGCCCTACTTGGGTCTCCCCATTTTCCCATCACATCAAATAGGGTTTCTATCGAGAGATTTTCATTCAAGAAAACAATACACTGGGAGGCACATATCCTCCCAAGTTCCAACAACTCTTCCTCACAATTCCAATCAATGTCATAAACTTCAACACCAACACTGCCACCATAATTTTGTAGTGATTTTGTTTTCATTTTAGCTACCTAACCTATAATAATATGTAGTCACCGCTTGACTACAGAGATCGCGGAAAGTTTTTTTTGCAGTAGATAGTCCAGTCCTTCATGATTTTTGTTTTTTGAGTTTGCGTTTTTCGTTTTGTTTTCTGTAAGATTCTCTTCTGGCAGCAATTCTTTCTTCTTCGGTTTCATACTTCAGATGAGATAGTCGCATCTTTTCTCTGGTTTCTTCTGAGTGAGTTTGAAGACCTTTTTTACCAGCGTTCCAGGGGACATTGCCCTTTAGTGATTCACTAATTTTTCTTTTAGTTTCCTCACTATTTTTTCTGTATCCTGGATAAGCACCAGCAGCTTTAGATTGGGTATATTTTGCACCCTCAGCTTCAAGTTCTTCTTTTGTCGGATTACTCATAGATTTTAATCCTTCAAATAAGAAATCGGATTCCATTTTAACCTGCAATTATTGTGGTAAAAGTATTTATCGTTTTACCACGGAAATAGCGGGCATTCCTTGTTGGAAGATCGTATCGACCACAGCTTGGATCTTTTGGTGAGTAGAGATTCCCACTTTGTTGAAGACAGGAACAACAACCAGACCGAAAGATTTAGTGTAGTTGTCAACATCACCAGGGATCAGTTCACCACTACGGATGCGAGCTGCATCATCATGGTGCATACGGATCACACGGCCAATGGTCTGAGAGATACCAATGTAGTCCATAGACCGCATAAAGATCACCCCCTCAAGTCCAGAGACGTTGATACCCTCAGAGAGGATAGAATGGTGTAGCACAACAAACTTCTTGTTGTCATCCTTACCCCACGCACTTAGGGTCTCAAAGAATACCTCACGGTTCACCTTCTGACCATCAATAATTGCACCCGTCTTTGCAGTGATGTAAAGATAGGAAAACCCACGATCTTGCAACTGTTGAATGAAGTCGGTCTCAGACATCAGTGCAGAGATCTGTTTGGTAGCTTTCGCACAGATCAACACCTTGTCCTTACCACATTCATCCAGAGTTTCAATCAGATTGGTGCAATCCCGATCCGCAGGAATCTTACCCGACTTGACCATAGGAAGTTGTTTTGCAAGAACTTTCGGAGGGAGGATGTAACCACCTTGCACAAGTTCAGGTGCAGGAACATTACAAATCACCTGACCATAAACCTCAGGATCATTCATCCCAGGCTTACCGACTGCGAGAGAATGTTTGGGAGTCGCAGTGAAGAAGTAACAACGGTCAGCTTCGTGACTGAAGTATTCAGTTGCAGGGAAGAAATTACGTTTGACGGAGTTGTGAGCTTCGTCAAAGTAGATGGTATCAACTTTGATGCGAGATTGCTGCAGTCGATCCAGAGAGTTGTAAGTGGTGAAGATCAGTTTGTGACCGCGAGTGTTCACCCACCAATCAACAATCTCTTGAGGTTTGGTAGTCGAAAAGTGATGCGTTTCACCACTGTGGACGTGCATCACACTTGCGTTGGTGATAAACTCCAGAAACTCAGAACACAACTGGCTAGCCAGAAGGATGCGTGGAGCACACACTACAATAGTTTGTTCCGAATAACCACAATGAAATTGAAGCTTTGCATCAAAACTCATCGTCGGAGTTTTGCCGGCTCCAGTAGGCATCACCATCTGACCTTTTCGGTGCAGTTGCATCAGATCAACTGCGCGTTGTTGGTGTGGTCGAAGAATCATGAAATTGCGTTTCAATACAGCTAGAATACACCCTTACCCCAGACGGGGCAAGGGCTCTTGGATCAGGAAACCTTATCCAATAGATAAGGTCAACTAATGTCAAAAATTGATTTTGTTTTTTCTTCTTGGACTTGAGTTTTCCTAACAATACTTTCAGTTTGCAATCGTTGCATTGCAATGTTATTGTATTCCTCAGAAACGTCAATTCCGATGTAATTTCGGTCAAGACATTTGGCTGCAAGTGTAGTAGTTCCACTCCCATTAAAAGGATCGAGAACCACACCACCAGGAGGGCAGAAACATTCAATCATGTCATAAGCTAACATGTTTGGGAATACTGCGGGATGTTGACTTTTAAGTTTACTTTCCCCTCCACAAGTATTCCCAAAGGTCATAACAGTACCAGGGCACTTTGTCGGATTGATTTTAACTTTACGAGAACCAGTTTTACCATTCTTGGTGCGAATGTTTGCACCAGTCATTACTTTATTGGCATGTTTCGATGGGATTTTTATATTTTCCTTGTCGAAATACTGAGGTCTCTTACCTTTCAGAAAGATAGGCATGTATTCATGATCGACACGGAATCTCTTTTTCCACCATGCACCCTCAGTTCCTTGGCGGTGATAAATGTTACATTCAAATAGCCTGAATCCAATGTTATCACACCAGTCAACGATCGTGCGGAAAGATGTAAGGGACTTTGCAAAATCCTTCGTAGAATCTTGAATCACCATCACACAGATTCCACCGTCCTTGAGAACTCTCAGGAGTTGTTCACCCAGACCATGAAGATCCAAAGTGTATCCATTATAGTCCCTAAGTTCATCATAGGGCGGAGAAGTTACGACAAGATCAATACATTCATCTGGAAGTGTTTTGAGATACTCAATGTTGTCTGAGGTGATGATTTGATTCAAGTTCATTTCGATTTTTTGTTTTTTACAGCTATCTGGAAATACTCTACATTATCACCAATCATTCCAGTTCCAGTGTTACATAATTTACATAAGTAACCACGAAACTCTTTTGTCTTGTGGTCATGATCACATTGCCACGGACCATTTGTACCATCTACACCTTCCGGAATGTCTTCTCGTTTTTCATAACAAATCCTACGACATTGATAACAAGGTGTCAAGTAAGGAGGGGCTGGATGTTCCTTTTTAAGTTTGGTTACGATTGCAGATTCTTTCTTTGAACAATCTTTGCAGTTGGTATTTACCCGCAACCGTTTACCATTTTTCTTAAATCTTGTACGATAATGTTGAAAATAAGTATGAGGAAGTTTCCTCTTACATACTGAACAAGTACAATCAACTTTTGTAATAAAATGTTCATCAGAACATTCATTGCAAATTGAAATCAAGGGAAACCCAAGATCAGACATTACAAAATTATTTTCTGATTTTTCTACTTTACAACAGGGACAGGTGAAAGACATCGTAGAAATCTCATTACAAAGCTAGAATACCCCCTACCCCTGGGGAGGGCAAGGGGCTTAACGATCAGAAATCCTTATGGATCAAGGTTGAGTAAGGGTCAGACAAGGCTGAGTTCCGTCAAAATTAACAGAATTACCATACATGTCTACCAGACCTTGCTCAGAAGGGCGACCCTGATGTTGAGGATTAGGCTCAATGTATTGAGCAAGGAATCCAGCGATCTTGATAGGGAAGTTTTCGTCATCAATAGTAGATGCGTCCACATCACACAATTCTGCAGCAAATTCAATCATCAATGATTTCATTTCGTTAAACTCATTGATAAAGTTTTCACGGAACTTTTGCAGGTCTGGTACACGATTTTGTGCATAACCAAAAATATACACAGGAATGCCAAGGCGTTGAGCATGTGCAAGAGCACGACCCCAGGTAGCTTTGTTGTTACCTGCACCACAACAATAGGAAATATATCCTTGAGTAATCAACTCAGAATCAGTGCGTCCTTCAATACCTTGCTTAGCAAAGTTATTCTTTTTGATGAAACCATTCAGAGTATTTTCCGAATGACCAACAGAGTTGTAGGTACGAAAGTTAGGATAAACTTGACAGTTGTTGTAACACTCAACTTTGATTTTTTTGCGAATCTTGGAAGAACGATCTGCAGCAATGATGTCAACAAAATCATTGATGGCATCAACAGTACCCTCAATGATGTTATCTTTTACTGCGTTGCAAACCTCTTTAATGTAATCGGGAGTTTTTTGTGACAGTTGAGGATTCTTATGGTGATTGCTCACATTACGAGCAATAATTTCCCAATAACGGGATTCAAACTTGTATACATCAAAGATGTACAGTTCTTGACCATAACGACTCAAAGCCTCAAAACGATTGTAACCAGATTGAGCTTTGAGTGATGTGGGATTCATGTCATCTCCATCAAAGCAACAGATGGGAGGAGGACATTCTGTTTTGTAACCCTCAACATCATAACAGTTGAAGAGGTCATTAACATGTTCAGCGTCGTTATTTTTGTCACGGGGTTGCTCCCTCAAGTCGTAACGCACATACATGCGAGGAATCAGATAACGACCGAGAAATTCAGCTCCTTCATACTCACGAGCAGGACAATCAATAAGAGATTGTACCAAGATTTCTTCAGAAATGCCAAGGGGATTGGCACAAGTTTGGGCAACTTTATCCCAAACCATTTGCACCTCAATGGGCACATAAGATTTAGTAGTCATTGTTTTAATTAAATTAAAGAACAAGTTTGCAATCAGGTTGAAGAACTAAGTTCTTTCGTTTGATTACATAACCAGAATACATCAGACAAGGAACTCTGTCAAGGCACCTGACTGAGGTTTGAGGGTTTCGTAACAATACTCAATGTTACATGCGTAGAGAACTTTCATCATAAGATTCAAAGATCTCTGGTGTGGTCGTTGTTTCCAACCATACCAAGCCGTTTTCCTTCCTGTTGCATACGGAGGAACTTGTCCTACAGAGTAATACTGATCCGCAGTTACATCGTAGATCGTTTCACCATCTTGTAACCACCAGTGAGTATCATTCCGATAGTCAATTCCACTCATGGGAACTAACTTATCGGTGTCCATTAGGTAGAACAACGCTTGAGTTGAATGGTAACAATGACCATACATTTGGTTTGTTACATTTTCTTCTCGGTATTTTTTGGTGAGAAGGTCGGGACTCAGTTGATTCTGAATCACACTCATAACGGATTCAGTAATCTCATGAGTATAATAAAAAGGGAGAAAACTCAGAGTACGGGTCTCCGAGATCTCTCCTTCTTTGTATGAATGTCTTACGACAATCTTCATCCAAACCTCTAAACCATTACCATACTTATTGTATCAGAAGTTCTTCAGAAGGGCAAGAGTTTCTCGATCAAACTCTTCACGGATACCAGCATCAGGAAGCCAATCTTCAGGATTAGTTTCCATCATAGATTGATAAAGTTCGTTTTCATCAAAAGAATCAAAATCAAAGTCGTTCATAAGTGAATCAGTTGAACAAGGCCAAAATAATGTGAATTGCGGAGAAAGTCAAGGGGCTGACCAATCAGAGATCCTCATCGGTAGTTTCCGACTTCATAAGTTTTGCATTTCTTCCTACATATTTTCCTGGTTTTGTAATATCTTTTGTAATATTACTGTGTGTACAAAGAGTTACATTGTCACAAACATTTAAGTTATTCATAACAGAACCATTAAGGTAAAAGAGACAGTTTTCTCCAATTTTTGTTCTGCCTCCAACATAAACTCTAGAACTTACAATACAGTTTCTACCTAAAACAACATCATGACCAATACCAGATTGATTATCAAAGTAACAGTAATCTCCCACAGAAGCATTCCAACAAATTTCAACTAGATGACCAATAAAGCATCCTTTCCCTATTTTTGAGGAAGGAAACATGTAAACTGTGTCATCTATGTATGAAACACAATCTAAGTTTAGATCATCCAATATGTCACATATTTCTTTCCTAAGCTCCATATCGAGATAGAAAGCAATGATGTATTGGTATTGATTTTTATTACCCAAAGATTTGAAATCTTCAGGTATCATTAACTCAAAATCAACAAGACCTTCTTTAGAAAAAACTTGACAGTATTGTTCTGCGATTGAAGATTGAGGATACCCAAGTATTCTGATTGGTTTGTTGTTTTTGATAAACATTTTAAGAGAAAAACTTAGGTATTTAGTCCCATGAAACATCCTGCAACAATACTCCTGGCATCACATAAGTCCAAGGATTAGGCCCTTCTACGGTAGCAGTTTTATACTGCCACTTATATGTAATGTTATTGTGAGAGTCACGAGTCAAGAAACCTTCTTTCTTATCAAACCACGATTTAATCGTAAGTTTGAACCGATTGGAGAAAATGTTGCGAGTCCGCAGTGCTCCATTGGACTCGCGTGTTTCAATCACCTTACATGTATCAATCAGAAACTCACTAGGAGTTTCCAATGCACATGAGGTTTCATAAGTAAAAGGTCGGTAAGTTTGATTCGCATAGGTTGGAGTTGCAGTCAGAATCATCATTGCAACCAGAAACTTTTTCATCACTTATTCATTTGCAGAGTAGGAACAGGCATTCCACCTTCAGTAGGAACATAGATGGTCACATTACCTTTGTTAGAACCTTCTTCCAGACCAGTAATATACAGATACTGCAGATACTCACGATTGTCTTTCAGCGAGTTACCGATGATCTGGTTTGCTTTAGCAACACCTTGAGCACGGATCACTTCAGCATCAGCTAATTGCTGTGCGCTATCTTTCTTTGCTTGTGCTTCAAGAACTGCAACTTGACGGGTATATTCTGCTTTTTGTAGTTCTGCTTTACCTGCAAGGGATTGTGCCCATACATTATAGATCGGACCAATAACAGCATTGATAATCACCAGAGAGACAAGAAAAGAAACACCAATGATACTGGCGTTGCGAAGAGTGTTGTCAGGTTTCATTTAGTTTCTCCAACATAAACATAGTCAGGATGTTTGGCTTTGAAAGCCTCTACCTGTTCTTCAGTTTTAAGGAACACCGAAAGAGTAGTGTTTGGATGTTCCTTGAAGTAATACTTCACTTGAATAAGGTTTTCCATATCACGCAGGGATTTGTTCTTCATTACCTTTAGGAGTATAACACTTCCACTCACCATCGGCAAAGAGGTAGGCGTAATCAGACCAAGAATCATTCACGCCACTGATGAAAGCTTGGAAGGAATTGTGCAGATTAGGTTCGGTGTCACCTTCACCACGTTCTGCATAATACAGAGTGCGATAGCTTTCCATTTTGTTATTCTGCCAATCGGTATCAGTCCACAGAGAACTGATGTCACCACCATCAATCAGCTCTGCAGCTTGTTCATAGGAGTTAAAATGTTCTTTGAGTTTCTTACCATTCCACTCAGGATAATTATCCCAATGTGAATACACAGAGAGAACAGATCCATCCTTGAGTTGGATGCCGATTCGTCCGCGAGTTGCCATGTTGACTTGAGGTTACTTGAAGGGGTTTTGTGTTGTCTTGAGACAACCTATGTCTCTCAACATGGCTAAGATACCAAGATCAGAACCCCTTCGGCGGGATCGGTGGACAGCCAGTAAACTGTCACAGGGTCTGGGTTTCCATGCCTGTCACATGCACACCATTACGAATCATTTTCATCATAGCTTCTTGGGCACAATTAAAATCAAAGTAACAGGCCCATTTTTGTTCATAGTCAAGAATGTATCCGACTTTATAAAACTCAGTTACTTGTTGTTTCTTCCGAACCATTTTCAATAATCTTTTTACATTCTTGCGTAATACAATCAATAAAGTCCTGTTCTGTCCAGGTATTCAAGATACTTTCAGTGGGATCATTTTCGTCCCATGAAATATCAAATGAACCATCTTCTCTTTCTTTTACTTCAATCATCGTTATTCTCCCAAGGTGCTTTACGATTTAGTATTTCTTTGAATCTTTCCATTGCAATAGGATCTGGTGGTTGATTCAATCGTTCTACAAGAGCATCAAAGTCCTTCGCAGGTAGTACAATCCTCTCAGGTTTTGCTCCCCTACCCCAGAACTTCTCAAACTCCCATTGATAGTTCATATCTAACCACCCACCATTCAGAGAGTGCCAAAACTCTCCCCATACATGATAATCATCAAAGCGAAAACCTTGATGACTCATAAGACGATACCACCACCAGAATGGCGTGTATTTAATCGGATTAAATCCGATTATCCATTTATTTAAGAACACTGGAAAGTCCATTACTTTTTACTCATCACATAAGTGTAATAAGAATCTCTACCACTCAAATTATAAGGATCAAAACCTGGTTGAGACATTAAATGTTCATCCTCCATTCCAATCCACCCCGCAGATAATTCTTCAAAAAATGCACATCTATCTATATTATCTTCTAGGGTTAAACGAAAATAGATTGCATTAGAGATTGCTCCAAATCCCCATGCAATCATTTCCCATTTACATGTTATGAATTTCATAAATCTCATCTTCATCAAAGATTCCCTCAAGGTATGTATCAAAATCTAATGCAGGTTCTGATACAAAACATCCTGTATTTTCCCAACATTCAGTGTGATTATAGACATAATCTTGAAGAGCAAGAAAGATCTTCGCAGCTCGTTCTCTATCATGTTTCACGATAGCTGTGTGAGGGTGTGCAACGATGTTTGTAATCACATCAAAGAGTTCATCAACTTTCATAGAGAAAGCTTTCTGATCCACATTTACTTTGAGTTTATCCACAATCAGGCATCCAAATGGTAGAGAGTTTATTCTTTTTAGCAGTGATGTTAAAATGATCAACCTGGCCATTCTTATGATAGATTCCACACCAGAGGAACCCATCATCCATCATTTCAAAGTGTATCATATCAATATCCCTGACGACAATCTCATCAGGGTTCTTTTCGTCGTTCATTTTTCAAGTTCCTCCGCAAGTTCATAAAGCACACGAGCATCAACTACCATATCTTCACCATCACCAAAGTGATAGTATTGATACTCATTCACAATCTCACGAACAACAGTCGCAAGAGCTTCTCGCATATCATCTGTGGGTTCTACAATTAGTTCACCACAAAATGCGTTCCAGATTGTTTGTGCTCTTGTGTTCATTGATAAGGGTTCTTGAGGTTGTCTAGAATAGCACTAAAGAAAGCAACACGATCTTTGTCGTATTCTACATCAACTGAATGAGAATCACAAAAATCTACAATAGATTTTTCAAGTTTGCACGGATAAGAACGACCAAATCTTGCAAATGTAATATGATTTTCAAACTCTTCACGCATCATCTCAAAAAGTTGGAAGAGTTCTTTTTGTGTGATTTCTACTTCACGTTCAGTCGGTGAATGTCCTTTAAATTTGATGTTCATTTCAGTTCTCCATAAAGTTCAAGAATACGACGAGCAACAACGATTGCAAGTTGTTTGTTGCCGATAGACATATCTTCACTAATGTCTTTAGAACCTTCTTCATGTCCCTTTTCACTTGACCGAATATAAACTCCCGCATTATCAGCATTGAGTTCTACACGATAAGTCATTCCCTCTGCTTCATCACAAAGTTCATAAACATCAGTCAAACTATGAAGAATCTCAGTTCCAGGAACAATGTTGTAGGGTTGAAAAGTCATCACAATAATGGGTGTTTATGGGTGTATTATAGGGTATTCGCAGGGTTTGTGGAGTTCCCGTGTGCCAGTTTAGAAAGTGTCCTATGAGAGATTAAAGTGTAAATGTGTTTGCCAAGTACCAATAGTTTTATTCCGAAGCATATTGGCAATCAGGTTGGGAATAAATCGCGTATACTTATCCAGAAACTCTCGCTCTGTAAGTTCATCAAATCCGCGTAGATAATGATCATCACCAACAAAGTTTGCAAATTTTGTAAACTCATAATCCCTCTCTTCAAGATGATAACGACAAATCATCAGCCAAATAGATCTACCCTCACCAGTCGCAAAGTAATCAATCGCAAAGAACCTATAAACTGGGGTTTCTCTCTCCCGACCCTCAATCTCTGCAAGTTCTTTCATCGCATCAGAATACTTGTGAATTGCTTCTATTCCAAATTCAAGTGCTTTCTTTCGTGATTCTTCGTTCATTGTTTTGTCTCACTCGTTCAAGATACTCATTACTCTGACGATATAATCCATCAATCAAATCCTTGATGTCATCAATCGCAATGGCATCATACTCCATGTTCATATTCTCACAACGGAGAGCGTCAATCATACATTCAAGTGTCATTGCCTGCATATGTTCTGGTGTGATTGGCGTCCCGTGAGGCATACCAGAACATTCTTCATTATAGAAGTGATTATATCGTGAAAGAACTGTTCTACTTCTTTCCTCTCGTTCCCACTGATCCTTCTCAATTTCAGCAAGACGCAACATAGCATCCCCGTGTTTCTCGTAGATTTCATCAAGGGCATCAAGAGCCTTGCGTTCTGCTTCACGACGCTCAGCTTCCTCAAACATAGCATCAGGATAAGGTTCTTGGTTTCTCATAAGTCGTTTCAGTTGTTCTTTGCCATATTCAGTCAGTTCGTGTTTTTTGTTGCGGAGTTCTTCAATCTCTTTTTGTGTGAGATTAACCCATGGCATATCATCATTCATAACTCTCACCAATACTTTCTAACAATTCACGGGCAAATGTAATCCTACCATACCGATCACCATCATCAAATATAATATCCTGATCCTCTGAATATTCATAATAATCTCCACCACCTTTACCATCATAGCAAGTTTTTCGTTTTGCGGTGGATTTGATTTCAGTTAGAAGAAGTTCAAGTTTTCGTGTGTCGGTTATTGTTTCTGATTTAACTTGTTTCTCACCACCTTCAAGTTCTCTAATTTTAAGATAGAGTTCTTCCAAGTGTGATGTAAGTTGATAAATGTTTACCCTATCAATCTCATAACACCCAGTAGCATCTGTGAGGTCTCCAAAGATAGTTCTCCAATCGTCGGTTCTGTCGGTCATCGTAGCATCTCCTTCATTTTATCAAGGCAATGGTTGAAACCATCCACAAGTAATTCAGTATCTACATTTTGAGAACCAGCAGCAGATTGATACTCTGGAAGCCAGTTCTGCACCAAATCTACAATTTCATCACAACAATCAATAGAATATCCAAGTTCATCTCTCACCCTATTCCAGAGTTTTTGTGCTTGGTATTTTTTAATCAACCTATCCACAACTTCATCCACAGGTTTTGGATTATCTTTCTCATCCCACTCTACTTCATCATAATGTTCAGGTTCATCAACTACATCATCATACTTCCCCTTCTTTACATCATTAAACCATAATCCTTCAAGCAGACGATGAGTTTCACCATCAGTAATAGCAACCATTACCACACCATCAACAGTATGCTTTCTCTTAGACCAATTATGGCTTCCATCATTAAATTCAAGACGAAGATATTCCTCATAATTATAAGAGACAATCTCAAACTTTCCACCATAATCAAACCTCATTCTTGGTTGAGATTTGTGTGTCTCAATCTCTTTGAGGAGTTCAAGTTTCTTTTGAAGCACTTTGATTTCTGCTTCGGTCTTTTCAATATCAGATTTGAAAGTCATTTGTTTAAGATAAGGAGTAGCATCCATCACACCATCTTCCTTTGCTTGTTTCATAGCATTACGAAGCCCTTCGGCAACTTCTTCTGGTGTTTGTGGTTTTGGTTGAAATTCAGTCATCAGAACCTCTCTCTCATATCGTTGAGTGCATTATTGTATCCTGCAATAATATCAGAGTGATACTTATTTTCCAAAGGTTCTGGAATATTATCTTTAATCAAATCCATAACCCTATCAGTCAGTTCATCACAATCAATACCATATCCAACTTTCTTTCCAAGTTCTTCCCAGAGTTTATCATAAAAACTCTTGGGTTCTACTACTTTCTGATACTTTTCTCCGTGATAGTAAATATGATCATCATATTTGAGAATAAGTGAAGGGTCAATTTGATCCATTTTCAGTTCCACCAAAGTAATGAAGTCCGTTCAGAGTTTCGTATTTAATTAGTTCCTCAAAGCACTCTCCAAGTGAGATTGCAACACCTTCGTAGTCATCAATACCATCAGGGCCAGTCCATAGTTTCCAGACATAATGTTCCGTAGATGGGCTGTAATTAATTTCAACTCTCATTGGTCTTGGTGCATCTGCCAGTATTATAACCCGTCAAGAAGGCTGAATGCAACCACTTGTACATCAGATCTTTTAATGTGTTCTCGTCTTGTACTTTACAATCACCAAAGAACCATTCTGAACGAAGGGAATAGGGACTTCCATAGTCATCATGAAACCACTGAAGGAAAGCCTCCTCAGCAGTATCTTCCCATTCCCAATCGTTCGCAGGATGTTTCATAGATCTAATGGTTGTTGTGGATCTTTCTTCCAAACTTCTTTGTATGTGATCCATCGTTCTACACCAGTTTCTTGTTGTGCAGTCCAATGGTATCCATTTTCATCAATCGCATCAAGATAATGAACACCAGTCTTGGGGCAGATGACTCTGGATACTTGTGTGAATTTTAGTTTGTTAGTCATTTTCTTTCATACAAGGATACTCAAACTTTTCACCAATACATTCTAACATAGTGCGGGCAAAGGTAATCTCACCATAAGCACAACCATCTTCAAAGGCATCATCATAATTACCAGCACTTGGAGTATAATCATCTCCAAATAGACCTTCATAGCAGTGTTTTACCTCTGCTACTTCTTTGAGAA